GATCGCCCGGTTGGTGCCCGGCAGCGACCAGTAGCGCAGCATGCCCTGGGTGCGGCGGCCACCATTGCCGAACACCATGCCGACCGGATCCTTGGCCGGGGTATCGCCTGTGGGATAGACCGCGCTCTTCCACGCCCGCCACGCATTGCCGCGCACCGCCCCGCGCATCTGTGCCTCAAGGTCTTGTTCCAGCTGCCGGGTGGCGAGCCGGACGGCGCGGGTGCCAGCCCGGTAAATCTCTCCGCGCAATTCGCGGCTGACCTCCTCGGCGTTCTCGACCTCAAGCTTCACCGCCATCGCCCTTGCCCTCCTCCAGCCAGTGATCGAACAGCGCGAAGGCTTCCATCGCCAGCGCCGGTTGATCGCAATATCCGCCCGCGCGCGGCATCACCATCGGCCCGACCCCGCCGATGCCGCCGCCCCTGGCGGCGCGCAGGCTGGCCCAGGTCTGCACCAGCGCCCTTGCCCAGGCCGGGCAGGTGAAGCGCGGGTTTTGCGCGAAGGCAAAGCCGCCGATTTCCCATCCGCCTTCAACGCTCCTCGGCAGGCGGAAATCGCCCGGCCTGGTCAGCAGCGCGAAGGCGGCCCTCAGTTTTTTTCCTCTCCGGCGGCATATTGGAACGTGTAGGCGCGGTTGCCCGCTGCATAGATCAGCGCCGGGTGGATGCGGCGCAGCACCGCGTCGGGGATCGCGCCGCTCTTGTCGCGCGCGAACGCCACCGGCGCGCCGTCGAGGCCGGTGACATTCTCCCAATCCTCAACGAAGTGCTGAAAGGCGAGCAGTGGCATCAGGTTGCGGAACCGCGCGTTCTGCTCGACCAGCTGGCGATAGGCTGGCCAGCTCTTCGTCAGGATCGCCTCGATCTCGGCGATCTGGGCGCGCTCTGCGGGCGTGATCGCGGCGCGGCCATCATCGCCGTGGAAGCCGCGCAGCAGCTCCTCCAGTTCATCCGCCTCCGCGCCGGCGAGCGCCCGGATCCCGGCGATCGCGGTGTCGAGCATGACAAAGGCCGGCACCGCAGCGGCACCGTGCCGCCCCTCGAGCTCGGCCTCGAAGGCCCCGCGCTCCAGCAGCGAGGCCATCCGGATCCTGAAGCCGGGCCGGGTGTCGGCCTCGCCTTCTTTCGGGTCCTCGCCGGGGCGATACCAGATATGATCCTGCATGCGCCCGCCTCAGTAGAAGCACAGGACCGCGTCGCTGTCGCGCGCCTGCGGATCGCTGCCGGAATTGAGCAGCTGAAGCGTGAGCTCCTCGGTGCGATAGATGCCGCGCCGGCCGGGCGAGACTTCGGCCGGCATGGTCAGCGGGCAGGTGAGCGACCAGCGGTTGCCCGGCACCGCGCCGCAGCGGATCACGGCGGAGTAGCGCGTGCCGGCCTCGATATCGGCGATGACGTTGCGCACGGCGACGAGCGTGTCGATCGGGTCGAGCGCCAGCCTGGCGCCGCGCCGGGCGATATCGGCCGGGCCGAAACCGAACGCAGTGTTCGGATCGTCGGTGACTTCGAGCTGCTGGCCGGTCGAGAGCGACCAGTTGCGCACCGCCAGCTGCAAGCGGTTGACGACAAGCGAACTGGTGACGCCGCCAGACCCCATCGCCAGCGTTGGCGCATAGGTCTGGGCGAGGCTGTCGGCCGGACGGGCGACATCCGACTTGCCGAGATAGGTGCCCATCAGGCGGATGGTCATGAAGCCGGGTTGCGCGGTCTCGCCGGCGAAATCGACCGAGCCGCGCAGGCCCGCAAACCGGCGCAGCACCCCGTCCTCGTAGATGTAGAGCGTGCCCGAGGGGTGATCGGCCGCCCGGGCTGTCGCATCGGCCGGGCTGGTGGGCGCATAGGTCCAGTTGGCCGGCAGCGCGGCGGTGACCGCCGGGGTCAGCGCCGAAGCGAACTGGTCGGTCAGCTGGGCCACGCGCGCCGCGGAATAATCGGCCACGTGGACGATGCGCCCGCCCGAATCGCCGCCTGCCAGCTGGAGCGGCATGCCGCGATAGATCTGGGCGGTGGCGGCGAAGGGCGCGGCGAGCGTCGCCGAGGTGTTGGTGCCCGCAGTCAGCGCGGTGCCGGCCACGGCGGGCGAGAAGAACCCGCGCCAGCCACAGGCAGCCAGCAGATCGTGATGCGGCGGGCGCAACGAGGCGGTGTAGGTCACGCTCGGGCCCGCGCCCTTCAGCCGCACCCGGAAGGTGATTTCCGCAGGCTGGCCGATCACCAGCGGCGCACTCGCCGCAAGCGAGCCGTTGGCCTCCTGCGAGGCCTCGGTGCGGTAAGGGCCGTTGTATTCGATGCTGTCGGCCTCGAACGGAAAGGCGTTGGTCGCATCGGGCGCGGCATCGACACCTTCGGTGGTCTCGATCTTGAACCGCATGGCAACGTTGCCGTGGCGAACTCTGGACATTGGGGTCTCCTCAGGCAGGGTGCTGCGGCTCACCGAACCGCGTGTGATAATGGATCGAAAGCTCGAGCCCGAAGCCGAGCCGGTGGTCCTTGGCGCGCTCGGCCACGGCCATATTCAGCCGCTCGATGCGGATCTGGGTGGCGAGGCCGCCCAGCACGGGCTGGGTGAACAGCGCCTCGATCACCGCGGCATAGAGCGCATTGGCGGCGCTGTGCGGCGCATCCCCGGCGACGAACCCGTCGATCCCGACCGACATGACGAAGGCCATGGTGTCGGTCTCCTCCTCGTCGAGCGCCGCGGTGTCGCCCTGGTCGAAGATGCACAGCGCCGGCAGCTGCGTCGGATCGCCCGCCGGCATGCGCGCGACCTCGCGCACCAGCGGGCTGGTGATCGCGCCAAGCCGCGCCTCGATTGCGGCGAAGATCTGCTCGCGCACCGCCGTCATGCCGCCGCCTTCACGATCACGCGCCAGGCATCGACCTCATCGAGATCGATGACTTCCTCGACCATCCAGATCGCGCCCGCACCGTCGGCCTCGATCAGGATATCGCCGCGCTTGGGGGTGCCGGCGAGGTCTGCCTTGCGCAGCTCGAAGGCCAGCGCGCGGGCGCTCTCGTCGGAATAGAGCGCGCCCGCTGCGCCGTGCGTGCGCACGGCAGGAAGTGATTTCGAGACCACCCCGGCGCCGGTGTAGCGCACTGGGCGGGCAAAGGCGCGGTGGATGGAGCGGGCCGCGGCCTCGCCGCCGGGAAGATCGGTCATTGCCGGTTACTCTGCCTCGTTCGCACCGGCGTCCGCACCGGCCTCGCCCTGGTCCTTCGCGCGGCGGCGGGCGGCGGGCGCTTCCACCGCCGAACAGGCATCGAGCAGCGCTTGCGCCTGCTCGGGCGCGATCTCGTCAGGGGCAGGGCCGATCGCAACTGCCTCGCCCGCTTCGCGGCGCTGGCCGGCATTGTCCGCCCAGGCGGTGTGCAGGATGATGGTGGTCATGCCTCGCTCTCCTGTGCCTTGCCGAGCGCCGGATCGCGCGCGGCGAGAAAATCGAACAGGCTCTGGCGGATCACCCGCCGCTCGGCGACCGCGCGGGCGAGCTCATCCATGTCGATGCCGAACACCGGCGCGCCGCGCGGGAACACCTTCCCGTCGATCAGGATGGTTTCGGCGGCGACCAGCGGATCGGCCGGCATCTTGGGTTTTCTGGCAGTGGTCATGATGGCTCCTCGAGGTTGCCTTGGGGTCTGCCCCGCCCGCCGCGTGGAGGGAGAGAGGGAGAGAGGAAGGGCGGGGCAGGCCGCAAGGCCGGGGACAGCGCCAGCGCGCCGCCCCCGGCCGGTTGCGTCAGCTCGATCAGGCCGCCGGGGTCAGCGCGTCGACCATCGCGGCGAAGCTCGCAGCGTTGCGCACGGCAAAGTCCACGTCCTGATAGGCGTGGATGCGGACCGTGCCGGCATCGGCCCCGGTGTAGGGGTTCACCAGCAGATCGAGCCCGCTCCACATGCCGAGGATCAGGTCGGAGAAATTGCCGAAGATCACCGCCGAGCAGATGCCGGTGGCCGTGCCCTTGGTGAGGTTCCCCGGCACCTGGTTCGACACGCCGACGCGGTAGCCGTTGAGCGGCTCGGTGCCGCCGTCCCAGATCGGACGCTCGGTGCCCGAGCCGAACTTGACGGTCTTCTTGCAGTGCCCGCGGGTGCGCGCGTTCACCAGATAGCCGAGGTTGCCGACCGCGGCATTGGCCACCGCCACCTGGCTTTCGAGATCGACCAGGTGGCCGTAGGTCAGCGCCGCGCCGTTGGTGCCCCCCACCACCGCGCCGATGCCGGAGGTGTTGAGGATGCCGCGGGGCTGGTTGGCCGTGCCGGTGCCGGTGATGCCCGCCGCGTCGATCGCCAGGGCCAGCACCATCGCCAGATCCATGCGCACGAAAGCCTCGACATCGATCGAGCTCTGGAGCAGCAGGCGGCGGCTGATGTCGGTGAAGGCCGCGACGGTCTTCGGGGTCAGGGGCACCTGGCCAAAGCTCTGCTGGCTCTCGGTCGGCGCGGCGTTCTCGGCCACCCAGAAGGCGGTGGCCCCGCCGGTCTGGCGCGGGATCGCGAGATTGCCGGTGAGGTCGGCCATCACCCGGATGCCCATCTGGTCGAGCGCCAGCTGGTTGCGCAGCAGGTCGATGAAGGCCGAGGCCATCAGATCGGT